ATGTTACTACATGCGACATTGCGCGATCGAATGATTTTAGAAGTGCCTGTACCGCCCTTCAAGTTAGTTCATGCTGGAATGAAGGTCAAGGGTGCAGCGGTTGGAGATACTGGATATGCCGCGAGAAAGAAGGGATCTGAAGAAAGGACAGAGGCAAAACTCTCTACGGTTGTAAATAGTGCGCATTGGCTAGCCTTTTTCAAAACACACAAGAAACGATCCGACTTGGCCGATGCTTTCTGTATGTGTTTGGATGCGGGAAAGCATGCTTAAAAACTCCTGAGAAAAGCGAAGAAGGATGGCAACCATTTACGAAATGGAAGAAGTGTCCCGTAAAATGGGAGGACCCGATCTCGGTCTAAGCAGCGAACTCGGAAATGTAATTAATCTGAATGATATGGGCGACGATTTAGGAATGAGTCTACTCGCAAATCCGAGCAAGACAATGGGATCATCCTCTTCCGGTCAGTCGGTAAATGTTTCTTCGCGCCCGCCCGAACCGCCTTCCATCAGTATTAATACAAACTCCATCGGACTTCAGGAGATTGATATTGCTCCTCTTGAACCGATGAATATTGGATCGGACTTTCCCTCAGCGCCTGTCAATATTGAGATTCGCAAGGAATCGGGCGGTGATGTTGGGGCGAATCTCTTTTCGAACCAGCAGACGGCTACGGGACCGGTCTTTTCACTACCCGCAAGCCGTGATCCCGAGGCCGAAAAGAAAGAGAAGGTTGAGCTCATCAATAAGCTTCAGCGTCTTGAGGCAAAGGGATTTCCTGTTACGCGTCACTACACAATGGACAATAGTCTTGAGGAAATCAAGCAAGAGTATCTGCGTCTTGTTGATGCGAGGAATCTGGAGGCAAGTCTACGTTTCCAGCGCCAAATGCTCATGGGTGTTGTCACAGGAATGGAATGGATGAATAACAAGTTTGATCCGTTTGATCTGAAACTCGAGGGCTGGTCAGAATCTGTACACGAGAATGTTGAGGATTTTGATGAAATCTTTGAGGAACTCTATGATAAGTACAAGGATCGCGGAAAGGTTGCTCCCGAGGTTCGTCTGATCATGGCCCTTGCTGGTTCTGGATTTATGTGCCATATGAGCAACAGCTTTTTCCGTCAGAAGATGCCTACAATGGATGAAGTTCTGCGTAAGAATCCTGAACTTGCACGTCAGATGGCAGCGGCGGCGGCCTCACAGGCGGGTCCGGGTTTTGGAAACTTTATGGGAATGGCGATGGGTGTTCAGCAGCAGCAGGGAATGCCGCAGTCGATGCCACAGCCAATGCAGCAGTTCCCTCAGCAACAGCAGTTCCCGCAGCCGCCGCAGCAAATGCCGCAGGCGGGGCCAGTTTTTAATAACTCAAGCCGTGTACCGAATGTACCGCAGCCGGTTGCGTCTGTTGAGCCCCGACGTGCGACTGCGCGTCGTGAAATGCGCGGTCCCACTGGAGTTGATGATATCCTTAAGACATTCGCGGAAGTACGCATGGCGGAAGAAGTCATTGAGACAGTTCTACCGAATATGTCCATGATGGGAGGGGGTATGATGGGAAGTGGCCCAACACTCGCATCTGATATACAGAGTGTACAGTCGGAGGAAATCCGTAGCCAGGGGGAGTCAGTCCGTACGGCCGGTGGTGGACGGCGTAAGAAGCGTAATACGCCGATCCTTGGCAACGAGATCGCTATAAATGTTTGATTTTTCATCTACACACGTTTTACGTGTTATAATGAAACTCTACCGAACTGTTTGTAGAACTGACATATTTTGCATATAGACTTGTTCAGATGTAAAGGGGGGATCATCTGTGTCGCCTTCTTTCTTTTCAGATTGTCCTGACGCGGTAAGTCGAGCTTGTTTTTCCATGAGACGGCGAAGAATATCCGTTTCTTCGGGTGTAAGCCCAGGTTGGGGAGTTCCATCCGCAGGTACATCGTTCTTTCCTCCAAGATATAATGAACTTGTTTCATTAAATAAGAAAGACATTAGCATTAGTATAATAATCGTCATAAAGATTGCTGCGATCACATTTCTTGTCGCAATAAAGATGACCGTAAATACAATTGCGCGTCGAACCCAGACTTGTGAAAAGAACTTTTCTTGACCTTTAGAGATTTCCATTCCAAGGAAACGGCCACCTAAATTCAATATGATCATCATAAGTCCAATAAAGTATGGATTTGTATTGAGGAAATTAAAAAAAGCTTCTATCGGATTGATTACACTTAATGCGGCTGTCGCAGCAGCAGCAACTGGAGCAACGGCACTCATCTACTCAGAAGTAGTTTTAGGTTTCTCAACTATCCACGGAGTGGTTAATCGTGATAAATCACCTAAATAAAAAAAGAGTGCGAGGGCAGCCATAATACCGACTCGGGGGCACCATACACAGGCGGCAAGTAATGTAATCACAAGAAAAAGTCTCCAGTACGGAAACTTATAAAGATAGATCCATTCTGCCGGATAGGGTGTGTGGAAGAGTGAACCTTCAAATAAGTTCCATATGTAAAATGAAATGATTACAACGAGACGCGCAGTTAGATCAACTGTCCCGCCTGGAGTGAGTATATCGTCCCAACTCTCCATCTACAAAAGCAATTCATTTATCCGAGACTCGAGTTTTGCACACCTCCATTGCTTGACTGACCACCTCTATTATTATCTTGAACCGCCGATGTATTTATACGGTCTTCCTGGATTCGTGTAGGATTTTCATTTAAGGCTCGTTCAACAAACCATTTCTTTCCCTTGATATCAAATGTTGTTAAATCATCAAATCCCTCACTCATGCTCATTCGTGAACCAATCAATAATGCGACAGCAAGTGCTGTGAAAAGGCCAAGAATCCATCCAAACTCGCGAACCACTACGATAATAAGGAGGACTGCGAAGAGTCGCCCTAGAAAAGAATCCGCCTGATGGTGGATTGATTCGGGGATAGTGTCTTTAAATACAATAATGATGATAGTAAATAAATAAAGGATAAATACAATCGTAGGTCTTATTTTTTGGGCAAAATCAAATATATGATATTGCAAATCAAACTTGGTCATTCCTATTTCCTAAACACTTTTCTTTGTGAAGCACAGAGAGTGGCTCGTATGGACTACTGTTCCTATGAAGATGCCTTTCCACAAATAGGCCCTTCCAGTACAGGCTGTAAGGACCAAAAAGGCAGCGATGCTGCCCGCAAAGAGGAGCGCAAAAAGGCGAAGAAGTGCAGGGGGCCGCCGCTGACATTTTTAGATTTAGATCCAGATCGTCCGGCAGTTCAGCGAACCCCTGATGTTCCGCCCCTTAATGTCAGCACAGGACTCCGGGAACATGCGCCTGTTGATGCTCCTCAGAAGGAACCGTTTGTTGATGTTCCATATGATCTTACGAGTCAACGCCAACCTGACGATGCGGGGCAGATTGCACGAAATACCATGCCTGATGTTGAGAAAGTGGAGAAAAAACTGACGACTCCAAAATACTTCGGAACTGCCGTAGGTGCCGAAGGATTTCAGAATAGTTCAGCACCCTTTACAAATGTGATTGGTGAAGATTCATCCTATCGCCTCTATCCAGATTTCACATCAGCCTTTCAGAGAGCGGCAGGGGTATCTAAGGCAGGGAGCCTGGCTCCGACACCTTCAGTAAGTGATTATTGGAAGCCGCTAACACCTTCAGGTGCTCGTACCTCTTTTTTTGATGAGCTACCGCCCCCTGGTGGTCAGTATCCTAAGGGAACACGTGCTACTGGTGAAGATACACAAGCAATCTCTAAGAAACTTGATCTTTTATTTTCTCGACTTGATGATTTAGAATCACGACGGGGCGAGAATACACAGACTGAAATCCTATTATTTGTGATGTCAGGACTTTTCGTTCTTTTTTCAATGGATATTGTTACACGTCAAGCATCAAAGATTCGATTTGTCTAAGTTTAACTACGAGCTACTCCCCGAAGGCCAGGTGCTACAGGCGGAGGGGGTGGCGATGCTGTGCCTATTAGTCGACTCAACATACCAACCAGTCCTTGGCCAGACGTATTTGTAGGTATGGCAGCAGGATTGCTAGCAGGATTAATATCATAAATAGGTAAAATAAGATCTATTAAATATGCGATATCTTGTTGAGTAATCTTCTTTTTCCATGTTGTCAGTTGACTTCTATAATAGTTCATATCAACTGATTGATCCATATCAGCTTGAATAGTCTTTTTTACTTCTACAGCGGCCTGAGTAATATCGGTAAACTGTTTTGTAAATCGCCTGATTTTATCAATATGAAGGATTTCATACAGCTCATTAATATAGTTATGAATAAACTCACATTCATATTTAAACATGACGTTGGGATTGTCCAAACATTTGTGTACTGTAAAATAAAGTAAAAACTTGCCTCGACCTTCGACTAGTTTTACTTTTCTTGGATTTGGATCACTGATAAACTCAGATGTGAGTCCAAGGTGTGCGAAAAAATCTGTTTCAGCTTCTGTAAACTTACTTGACATCCATTCTTTCTGGATTTCTGTTGTAGGTTTTCGAAGTTTGAATGTTTGCATACCCAGTGAAACAGGTATATCATCTGATACTTTTAGAATATACGGAGGAAGTGGCTTCTCTTTCTTTTCTTCTTTCTTTTCTTCTTTCTCCTCTTTCTCCTCCTTTTTCTCTTCCTCTTCTTCCTCCTCTTCCTCTACCTTTTCAGGAGGTTCATCTTCAGTATATGTAATCGTTATAAATTTATCTCGCAAAAACTCCTTTTCGGGTGGAACGCCTGAGGGTGGTTCAACATGATAGATATTTCCAGCCCCAAGAATGGTTAGATATTTTTGCGTAAATGTACCATCTGGTTTTATTGAAAATGAAAATGTTTCTGTATCTGTTATACGAGGTGATAGACCAATCAGATTCTTTTTATCTGGATCAACAGGTGGGTCTGGAAATTTATTTTTATCGCCTAGAACAAAAAACTTTTTAACACCCTTTTCCGTATAGGGTAATACAACATAAGTAGGTTCTAAATAAAGAAACTCTTTACTTACAGCAGTTTCACGACCTAATGAGTCCCAGTTAATCTGATTGATTCGCGAGTTTCGTGTATATAGAAAATAGACTTCACGAGTTAATGTTGAAAAGAGTTCAATATATTTTTTTAATGCGAGCGAAAATACAGCTAGATTTGTAATTTTTGAAAAGAGAATATAAATATATTTACTTTTAGGATCTGCACTATCTCGCTGAATCACTCGGATATGCTGCATAAGATTATTTAAATCATAAAAATGGAATATTTTAACTTTACTCTTTTCAGGAAGCGTGTGTACGAGTTTAATCTTGTCTGATTCATCCGCAGTCTTTGGTAGATTTCCTGCCCAAATAAGTTCGCGTATTGTTTTATAAGCTCTAAACTTATCAACTCCAAGTATCTCTTTTTCTTTCATATCCGCAGTAACATTAACACGTGACCATTTCTCGAGTGAAAGGACTGGATATCTTTCTGTTGCTGGCGCCGCCGCAGTTCCACCGCCACTATAACTCGCAATGGGTGCATCATGTGATGGTTGCGGTAATAAACTATGTGTAGCACCGCCAGCAATATCACCACCTCCACGCATAGCTTCAATCGCAGCGCCCACTTGGGGCTGTGGTAGTAACGTTGGACTTTGGTGTGCCCCTTCCATCCCTTCCTACTTGGAAGCTCCAGTAAAAAAGGGCGGCTTAAGACGGAAGAACGCGAGCATAGCAGCAGAAAATGGAAACACTCTCGGCCCTTCCACCGATTGAACTAACCCAACCGAAGGCTGAGTCGGAATCTCACACACGCAAGAAGAAGATTCACTGTAAGCAGGAACTCATCGTAAATAGTCTTCAAAAGTTCTATACAGGGAGGACGGATATCAAGGAGATTCTTCCTATTTTGAAGGGAACCTCTGATCTTAGCCTTCGTCTAGTAGACTGGTTTGTGACAAACTATTCCAAGCGTCACAACACGGTCTATATTCTTGATGGTCAAGAGTTTCTCGTTTATGTTAACTATAAGTCACAACTCAAGGCATATTCAAAGAAACTCTTCGATCCGTTTTGTCGTCGGGAACGGATTTTGTTCCAGGTGCCTGGTGAGGAAGCTTTTCTCACAACGGTAGGAAAGCTGAACTTTTTTCGTTGGGCAATTGAAAAAGGTGTTCTTACCCACTTGAGCATCCATGCGCCCACGATTGAAGCTGACATGAACAAGGCAATGAAGGAGCAGCTGAAGGCACGTAATAGCACGGAGACTTCTCAGGCATCCACCGAAAGCACAAATACTGTAATGTCTCTACTTAGCACACAGTCTGTCAGCACAAGTTCAAGTGCCCGTTCAACTCGTCGTCGTGCGATTGAAAAGGAACAGCCGGCGGCAAAGCAAATGCAGAAGCATGTTGTTGAGATTGAGCTTCGCTTTGACTAGCGATATGTCTTTTGCATATTGTTCATACGGGGTCGGAGATCTTCGTAGGCTCTGAGAGTATCAAGATTCTTCTTTTCCGCATAGTCTGCCGGTAAATATCGTGTCGTATAGGTACGATTTAATAAATGTTTTGATTCCAGAACACCTCGGTCAACTTTGTCTTCATACACAGTTGCGCGAAGTTCTCGAGCTACATTAAGTGGATCACTTGGTGCATCAAACTTATCGAAATATGGATTATCATTCAGTTGATCTGAGGATCCATTTCCTGCGATAAACTTCTGATTTTGTAGATAGTTACGATCAACCGTACGCGAGTTGATTGGATTCATGTCCATAAAATAGCGAGTTCCTGAAATATCAGGACGATCATTTAGTAGATAGGGCCCATCTGTTTGCCACTGTTCCACATGAAGACTGTTAATCTGGTCATATGTGCTCACTTCACGTCGACTTCGTAGACTCATTTGTGGTAAAGGTACAGCAACCATACGTTTTTGAATCGGAAAGACTTCCATCTTAAACGAGTTCCTTCTATGCTATCTAGATGTTTGTTGTACCCTTTTATACGAAACCTATTTTACCAAGTCTCATAAACTGGTCGCTTCAACCGATCGCGCTTTTTCTTGAAAATAGGGGAAAACAGATTTGCGAAACGGATGATCCAGTTGCGTGGTTATCTGAAAATGGATTTTTTCTAAAACGGTCATGGAAAGAATCGGGTTATTTCTTTGCAGAGATTGATTCTGAGAAAACAAGGCTACGGGATTTCTACAGTTTCGAACAAGTTACACGAGAACAGCAAAAAGGCACGGAAGAATGCTGGCGCACCTTTTTTCTCCTTCTTCCTGGTCTGAATGAAACGGAAACGAGCATTCACCAATGGAATGATTGTATTGACGATCTTTTTCTAGAACCGCTTAAACTAATTCAAACTAGGTCTAAGGCCTAGATACAGTATATATATAGATGAATTCAAATCGTTCCAAAACTCAGAAGCGCAGTGGCGCAACTGATCTAAGTGGATCAAACTTTGCCGCAAATCTTAATGCGAGTACAAATGTGTTTGTAAATTTTTTAAATCAGGAAGCGGGTGATGCCTATAAGCGCCCGTGGCATCGTTTGGAGCGAGGACTTCGTCTAAATCGCCTTCGTCGCTTTATTGATGAAGAGGCACTTCGGTTAACTCTTACACCACCCGAGAAGGCATCTCTTGAATCACAGATTATGAAAGCAAATGAAAAGAAGTTACTGAACAGTAAAAATGCGGTGATTTATGATCAAGAGGAACAGAAAATCAAGGAGATTAAGGGACTTGTTATGCATCGCGGTGCCGATGGAAAGGTGCTATTTCAAGTTCTTGAAAAGCGAAATGCGGTGACATTTCGTAAGAAGGCAGCTACACCAACTCCAGAAACTGTACCTGCGGTGGCTGACCAGGGCGCAGCGGTTTAAGCGTGATCCACCTATAAATTGTAAGCGCCTAGTCTTCCAAGCAATGGAACAATATACATCAATGTTTGGATCTACCGGAACATTTCTGAATGCAATCGAAGAGGTTCAACCTCCTCCATTACATCCACAGTTGAGTGAGACGTGGTGGACAACCGTTGAAAGTGAACTCTTTTCGATTTTGAAAGAAAATGAATCGTCGGATGATGAGTTGAAAAAGCTTCATGAAGTCATGGATTGTTTTCAGATTGGATATTCGTGTCTTTCAAATGCACTTGTTAAGGTCGCGACTACAAATATATTCAAACAGATTGAGGTTCTTATTAATAGACCACAGTCTGCCCAGCGAACGGATGAATGGTATAAGGAAATGATGAGTATTCTAAGTGCGAGTGAGTTGTATCAGCTCTTTGCGTCTCCTCGTGCCCGTGGATCACTTGTACTCTCAAAAGTCGCGCTAAAAGATGGAACTGGTCCCTCGCCAAGGAAGTCATGTATGACAATGGAGATGAATCCACTTGACTGGGGAATCCGATTTGAGCCGGTCGCAAAACAGTTTCTTGAACATCTGTGGGATGTGGAGATTCGGGAAATGGGACGCCTGCGTCATCCAACGATTGAGTCATTGGCCGCATCACCCGATGGCCTGATTACAAAGGTGCGTCGCCGGCGAAATAATCATCTACTGGGGCACCTAGTAGAGATTAAGTGTCCATCCTCTCGTGAAGTTGGCGTAGCACTTCCACCAAACTATTGGTATCAGATGCAACTTCAGCTTGAAGTTACTGAACTACCAGTGTGTGAATATGCGGAGTTTCTCTTTCGATCAAGTACAGCTGCGAGAACACTTACGCATATTCCTACAGACTGTAGGGCAAGTGGAAATATCTTTCTTCTACAATGTAAAGAGACTCATGCGATGAAATATGAATACAGTCCATTGAATGATGTTAACTGGCAACCGTCACTTACAGAAGGATGGGAAATCCTTGAGACGATTCCTTGGTATTTAGAGACATATTGGATTCAAACGGTTCATCGTGATCACGCATGGTTCCAATCTATTATTCCTCTACTTGATGAGTTTTGGCGAGATGTAGAAAAGGCACGGCGAGGTGAGTTTATTTCTCCTGAATCCTCTGTAAAAAAGAAGCCGATTCTCTGTGCAATAACAGATTAATCTAGAAATAGTTTTTACTTCATTGTCTCAACCTTATAGAAGTTATTAACAAGTTCATGATATGGCGCCGTACATGAATCTGGATTTTTACGTTTATAGTTATTTGTCATCTGAATATAGTTTCCAGTAAGTTGAATACGATTCGCAAAATCCGCGCCGTAGCATGAGCAAGAGTTCATTTTACTATTGATCTGATCATCAACAGGAGCATTGGGAATCACTCCATTCAGTAAATGATACGGGATGCGAGGCGATAAATAGGCCTTATCGGGCCCAGATACAGATTCAAGAGGTGCTCCAGGAGATAGATCTGCTGCGACTGAAGCCGGTTGTAAAATAGGACCTGATGTGAATCCACTGATTGTATCAACGGGAAGTGCTCTACCTACAAATCCAAAAAGGACCATGATGACCGCGAATAAAAAAAGTACTTTGAGTGATTTCATTTGAAGGCCTTCTCTCTACAAGATTCGTGGAAGTTCTACTGCATTGCGTACTTCAAAGTATACGCGCGAGCGCGAGCGTCAAACTCCGCACGGTCTGTCTTGTAGATATGAGCAATCTCCGGAACAAGAGGATCCGCTGGATTTGCATCTGTCAGTAGACTTGTAATACTTAGAAGAACCTTGCTGATTGTAAGAGCAGGAGACCATTGATTTTTTAGAATATCAAGGCAAATACCACCTGCGGAGTTGATATTAGGATGGTAAATCTTTGTAGTGAAGGTTACAACCGGGGGCTTGAAGGGATAATCAACAGGGAACTGAATGAAAAGCTTAAAATAACCTCCGGTATATGGACTATCTGCTGGGCCAAAGATGGCACCTTCCCACTTGAACATATCGTCTCCAATCGGACCAGCACTACAGTTGCTGGGTGGATCCTTCTTCAAATCGAGTAGTTCCTTCTGAATACGCTTGGCGGACATTCTGTATTTTATAGGGAGTGTAGTATTTGAATACAAGTTCCGGTTGTCAATTTTTTGGCGCGCTTCAAAGTAGAATCAAATGAACTACCTGTCTCTTCTCGCTGAGTTTCTTGGAACGTTTCTTCTGCTGATCAGCATCCTTGCTACCGGAAATGCGCTGGTGATTGGTCTGACGCTGGCGCTGGTTATCTTCTGTATCGGCGGCCTCAGTGGTGGCCATGTGAACCCGGCGGTTTCTTTAGCGATGTTACTCAATGGTGGGCTCTCCACGACGGAGTTTGCGATGTATGCGGTCTCACAACTTGCGGGTGGCGCGGCGGCTGTGTATGTCTTCAAGGCACTTGCGTAAGTATCTTGACTTACAAAAAAACGATTTGTTTATCTTATATTGTTACTTAGTCTGAGTAAAAAGATAAGATTCATGTGTTTTTAGCGCCATAAAACACAACGTCCAACCGACATAATCGCTGCCGTGGATAAAAGAAAGGCTAGAAGCCAGGCCTCAGGATCTGATCGATAGTTTACAAATCCTTCATTTTTTAGTGGCAATGAACAGTTTCCATTATGCTCTGATACAAGAGTTCCATCAGGGCAATAATCCTTTGGTTCTTTATCATAGTCTTCTTTAGTAATTGAGATAGGATTTCCCTTTCGATCCACGTCCTGAACCCATTTTGTCTGCGCAGGTATTCCATTCAGAGTTTCAATCTTTCCAGGAATCCATACCTCTCCATCATTACTTACAACCTTTCCAGTAGGATCTCCAACAGGAAGAGTTACTTTACGACACTGAGGAAATCCAGACCCAAGAAGAGCATTCATAACCGGCAATGGATTCAGCGCATCTTCTGTATCTTCTAACATTCCTGGCGCAAGACCTTTCAGCGGTGGCATACCTGAACTTTCGAGTGCCTTTTTTACATTTTTACCAAGACCTTCTCCTGTAGGGATTCCATTCACATAATACCACATGTTCGCACCATTACTACATTTGAGTCCAGTCTTTATGAAATAGTTAATGCCGAGGGGGCGAGGCTTGTTACCCATATTTTGTGTGAAACTCGAGCTTGGTGCTCCAAATCCAATCATATCTCCATAATACGCGACGCCTTTGATCGCATTGATAACATCATCGAGTTCCCCTCCACGATGTACACCCACTTGTCCTGGTAATGGGAGATTATCAGCAAAATCATAGTTTGGTCCCATATAACCGGGTTCATCTTTCACTTGTCCCTTGGGCAAGATGGACATCCCTCCTGTTTATTCAGCGATTAAAATCAATCCGATTCCAAAAAGAGCAACAAGAACACCAATCAGTTTTAACTTTGTAAGCTTCTCGGAAAAGAAGAAGATTCCTACGGAAAATAAAGTAATTGTACTTAAAACATTCCATAGAAAGTTGGCCATTCCGATTCCGGTAAACTCGAGTGCTTTACTTAAAAGAGGAACTACACCAACCGCAAAAATCACACCCGCAATCACGCAGTTCCAGAAACCACCTACACGTAAAAAGGTGAGTGCGATTGTTTCGACCGCACCGGCCAATCCAATCCAAGGGATCGCATCAGGGATCGATTCCATTTCTTTCTAAAGAATATAAAAATTTGACTGCGTTTTATTTTTACATAGAAAATCTAAAGATCACTCAATGGATATTCTCTTTCCAGGACGTACGAGCTTTACAAAAAAGGAGGAATGGACATGGACATGGGATGATTCAACTCCGAGTGTGTCCTCGGGCACATGTCCATGCTATACCTCTGATGAATCAATCATTCATGAAGACTTAAATGTATGTACCCTTTGCGGTGATGTAAAAAACAGAAGTATTGAATCAGGCGCTGAATATCGCTTCTTCGGGCACGATGACCGAAGCAGCAACGACCCGTGTCGTGTAGGAGCACCCACAGATTCTCGTTTTCCATCATCCTCTCTGGGCACAATCATTTTAACAAAAAGTAGCGGCGGTCCAGCCACAGCGCGCGCAGCTATGGCTCGTATTCGCAGATATCATACATGGAATATGCTACCCTACCGTGAGCGTGCGCTTCTTCAAGTCTATGAGATGCTTTCTCTCGCGGCGACGAATCATGGTCTAGATCAAAATGTTACTGATCATGCAAAGGATCTATATATTCAACTTGTTGAACATTGCGATAAGCGAGGACTCTCGCGTACAAGTGTAATCGCCAGCTGTATGTATGCCTCTCTAAAGAAAGTTGGCCAGCCTCGGAAACCAAAGGAGGTTGCCGATATGTTTCATCTAACCACAGGACAGTTCACCAAATCATTTAAATATTTCCAGGAAGTACTCGCAATTGCGCAACAACGGGGTCTTCTAAAAGAGGAACTTACACCATCTAACCTAGAAAGCACCCGGGCCAGAGACTATATTCAATATCCACTCAGCCAGCTTGCGATTCCCCGTGCGAAGTTCGATGAAATCGTTCATCTTGCGGGTGTTCTCTGTGACTATGTGGAGGATAATGAACTGAGTCCCGAAAATATGCCGCCGTCACTTGGTGCTGGTATTATCACATTTCTTCTCCAACGAAAGGGATTCACCGATGTGAATCATGAACGAATCGCCGCAGTGTGTGGAGTCAGTGAAGGTACTCTACAAAAGTGTCTTCGCCGCCTGGAGACAAATAAGAAGCGACTTGATCCTTTAATTCCGAAGAGTGTATAGAATGGGATCGGGTCAGTCGATACCAACTGGAATGCCTTCGCGAAGGGGGTATGCCGCTCAAAGTTTGAATACACAAACAGTTGTCAACTCGATTTTTGTTTGGATGTTAAATCAAGCCGATGTCCAAGATATCTTAAAGTTGGCCGATCAAAAACATTGTAAAGACTACGTTTTTATAACACAAAATGCTCTCAAACAGTTTTTTCATGAACTGAAACTTGATCCACGTCTTGGAGCAGGAGATACACTTTTATTCGATTCTGTTAAAAGTCTAACCTTTGCTTCCCAGGAAGATGAAAAGGCTCGTCCCGAGTTAAAAGCCTATCGCGACAATCTCTGTCTACAACTTGCTTTTTTCTATGTTCGTATCTTCCAGATTTTTGGAGCTCTGGCGCTGACTGTCATTGACGCGCTTCCTGAGGCCGAGGCACAAACAGTCAATATTCGTGGTGCGGTCCAAGTTCTTGGCCGTGGTCCGCAGCGTGCTCTACCTGGAGCAAGACCTCAGGCTGGCGGTAAGGTAACGGAAGCCGATCGTGATTATATTGGCGATTTTGTAACGATTGCGCCAAGTTATTTTACACCGGTGAAGAATACGGATGCCTACGTTATTGCCTCGAATGTGAGTGGAAAGAAAACATATAATCCCACGGCGGATGTTCGTGTACTCTTCTATTTTCCAAATGAATCGCAAAATCTTATCTTCCGTTCAACCTCAGATATAGAGGTTGCTGCTCATATTGAGCCCGAAAGTATAACACAAGGTAAATCCTATACTCTGTCAGTTAGTGATATTTCAGTAAACAGTGAACGGGTTTCAAGTTCATACCGTATTCCCTTTACATATGGTCATTCAGATTATACCTATAACAGCACAAGCATAGCGAGTGCTCTTACAACGATTATGTCGAGTGTTGCCCGTTCAAAGGGTGCTGCGGGGCGCCTTGATGATATTCTTGGAAAACGTGATCAGAAAGCAGGCCCCGTGAGTGATGCTGGAACTGTACAAGGACTTTCATATGCGGGTATTCTTAAATATATGAAAGATAAACCAAAGGCGCACTGTGTTGCGAGAGCAATGACACTACTGAGTCCAACACTTCTTGAAGGTATTCGTCAGGGAACACCCAATGTAAGTAATATCTGTTATTACACTGCGACAGCCGATATGCCCGATTCAGTGCCGAACTATGGTCAGGCAATCACTACACATTCTCCTGGCATCCGCGCATTTCATCAACTCTTCTTTGATATGATTGATGGAACAACACCTAAAATCAGTCAAGAAGTGAAGCCGAAATATAAGGAGTTTGTATCATTGATGCAGACTATTTTTGCACCACCACCGCCCGCAGGAACAGCAGATACACTTGATCGTGTGATCAGTAAACCATTCCCAAAATGTGAGGAACCTGCGTATAAAGATCAACAGATTATTGTGCGGAATCGCGAAGCAGTTCGTATTGCCCGTGAAAAGATTTCAAAACTCTTAACCTTTCAACTTCAACATGCCGCAAACGTAATGGCATTTATGAAAAAATATATGTTTGTTTTTGATAAAGAAAATCGGATCAAAGGATTTAACCCGAGTCTTCTAAAAAATGGAGGCATTCCTCAAGTCAATATTCTTGCGGATACAGCGCGCAGTATGTTAGCTAACTATTACAAGACATGTGAAGGGGAGTATCGTCTTGGTGCGATTGCGCTGCTTGCGGCTCCTGATAATCAAACTGTACCTCGGCCGAAGTAAACCTTAGAACCAAAACCACGGCTTGACTGAAAAAAATCTACGAGGATTCATATTGTATGTATATAGATAATAAGGAGAATCTGCTTTCCAACCCCATTTAGGTATATGCGGTACTCGTGAATCCATTAGAACAATCTCATACCCTGCTGAATCAATCATTACTTCAATCGCATTGGCGATGATTGAGTCAGGGGTTTCTGCGATATCTGCCCAGTAGAAAAGGACCTCGCCCATTCGTTCGCCTGTTCGGCTGACACGATGAAATGTATCGGTGATCACAAGATAGATTTTACAACCTCTTGTTTTGTAACAATATAGTTTTGTATGATCCGCTAACTTGTCTGGATGCGTGACAATCAATAATGGAGCATGTATTTCCTTCATACGACGATAGGGTGCCCAGTCATTTGTAAAGTCTGTTATTTCTGTTACAGTTTCACTTGGCTGTGATACAATCACCTTACGGGCAATATATTGACCTGCGTAGAGTGGAGGAACTTTAAGAAGTGGTGTAAGTTCTTTTTGAAAGAAATGAATATGCCG